ATTTCATCTTTTGTCGCAGGTTTCCAATTACTTTCGAATGTGTCTTTAAGAATTTTTCTTATACCGTTGGAATATATGTTTTTTATTGCTTTGTTTTGTATTAACATCCTGTAAAATTCTTTTTCCCCTGATGTACAAAAAGATGACTTAGATTCATTAATCAAATGTTTTAGAGATTGTTCCTGAATCAGATTAGATTCGGTTTTCATTTTGTACATATCCTCAACAAATTTCCAGTTTACAACTGTCCAAAAGTTTTTAATATATTCATCTCGTCTATTTTTGTATTTTAAATAATAAGCGTGTTCCCAAACGTCCAAACCTAAAAGAGGAAATCCCCCATCTTCAATTACATTCATCAGCGGATTATCCTGATTCGGTGTCGACATAATTTTGAGTGTCCCCTTTTTGGTCAGAACAACCCAAACCCAACCAGAACCAAATCTTTCGGTTGCTATTTTGGAAAATTCTTTTTTGAATTTATCTATTGAGGTGAAGTCTTTGATAATTCTTGATTTCATCTCAGGACCTATCTCAATCTCTTCAGGAGACAACATATTCCAAAACAGCGCGTGGTTGAATGCTCCTCCGGCATTGTTACGAACAGATTTTGGGAATCTAGAAATGTTTCTAATAATCTTTTCTAAATCGTCGTCACCTTTTCTTTTTTGAATTAATTTGTTGAGTTTGTTGACGTACCCTTTGTAATGTTTGTTATAATGAACATTCATTGTTTCTGGGTCGATAAATCTTTTCAGGGCTGAATACGAGTAAGGTAATTTTTCAATTCCGATTTTTTTCATTTCGGATAATAAACCTTTCACCTCTTCTTTCTTTTTTTCTTGTAGAATCTCTTTCTCTACTTTTTGTATTGATTCTTGTAGATGTTGCATATTAAAGGTATTTCCTTATAAATAACAGGAACATACTCTTTATCTTTGTTTGTTAATTAGTTTCAAAATTTCTTCAACAACATTTGTCTCATCTTGTTGGATATCACCCATCACAGTTCCAATAATTTTTTTCTTGGCATTTAATATATCGTAGATAATACCTTCGATTGTATTTTCAAAAATCGGGTAATATACTAACACATTATTTTTTTGTCCGTAACGGTATGCTCGGTCTTCTGATTGTGAGTGGTCTGATGGTAGGAATGACAAATCGTTCATAATAACAGCTTCAGCTGCGGTTAAAGTAATACCAACACCGGCTGCTTTTATATTTCCTACAAATACTTTGACTTTTTCATCTTCTTGGAATCTATCCACAGAATCTTGTCTTTGTATTTTGGACATTGAACCATCCAATCTAACCGCTGCTTTACCAAAATGTTCACATATTGTTTCTAAAGATTTTGTAAAATTACAAAAAATAATAACTTTTTTTCCCTGTTCTATAATGTTTTCGGCAAGTTCGATTGTGTGAGATGTTTTTTCTTCAGCAAGAACTTGTCTAACTTGTGTTAATTTTGTGAACTGAAGAGAGAGGTTTTTACTTTCATCAGGGTTTTTTTCATACCAATTGAAATAATCTCCCATCAATTCTTCGTAAACTTTTGATTTTAATCTTAAGTAAACTGGTGTAATAATTTTATCTGGTAAATCCAAAACGTCTTCTTTCAATCGCCTTAGTACCGTCGCAGAGGTTCTATCTCTTAATTCTTCTAAATGGGAGGCTCCCATAACATTCCACACTTTCCGAGGTCCTACTTTGAATTGATATCCCGAACAGTACCGAACTACGTATGCCATCCAATTCTTCGCTACAGGTGAATCAACCAAAGATAAAAGGTTAAAATAATTAATTGGTCTTGAGGTCATTGGTGTTCCTGTAAGTAACCACAACCTTTCAACGTTTTTAACTAAATCATTGATTAATTTTGTTCTTTGGGCTTGAACATTTTGAATGTAGTGAGCTTCATCTATGATTACCAAATCAATATTTGAATTGAAAATTTTTGAATTTGTTTTGTCTTTAGGGTCGTGAAAGTTTTTGATGATGTCATAATTCATAATCAATATTTCTGCATCTTCAGAAAAATTTTTACCATCACAAACAAAAGTTTTTTTGTTTGAATACAACCAAAATTCTCTCTCCCAGTTTATTTTCAAAGATGCTGGACAAATAATTAAAATTTTCTTTGCGCCGGCTTCAAGCGCTGCAATAATGGTTGATGTTGTTTTACCCAATCCCATATCATCAGCTAAAATAAATTTTTTATTTTTTAACAGAGACTCTACCGCAATTTTTTGATGTTCTAAAGGAGGTCTATGTATGTATTTAGAATAGTCTATTTTTTCGATTTCAACTTTATTGTCTTTAATAATTGCGACTTTAGGTATCCATATGTCGTGTATTTCCTGATAATCACCAAATTTACCCCATATGTGATATGCCTTGTCAGTTTCAGATAAAAGTTTTTCAATCCAAATTTTTTCAGGAATTGTCATTAAGAATTTTTCATCAGCTAACTTCTGAGCAAAGTAAGAATCCAAAAGAACCCATTTACGAGCAACCTTAGGTACAACATCTTTATTTGTAAAAATGTAATCACACTGGCTCCTTGTTGGAAAAAATTTTGGGTTTTTTTCTAGTTTAGATTTTAGATTCAGGATGTAATTGTTTGCTCCCTGATATTCCTCCAAAATTTTTATAGCTTTGCTTTCTATAGTCATAATCACTGACACTCAGATATACTTTACGTAATAATAATCAGAATATTGGTATTTATCAATATGACCGATAAACTAGTCCCCATTACAAGACTTGGTAAATTTTTTGGTGGTGAAGATTATGCCTTAGATATTTCTATGGGTCAGGAGTGGCTCGAGGGAGATATGAATTTTACTGTTATACTTTACCGTATTGATAGATACAAAACAAGAAATGATGATGTATATGGTGAGGCTTTAGAAGGTGGAATTAATTTCTTGGCCCCTGTTGAAATTAAAGGTTTAGTACAAATTTTAGCCCCAACCGCAGGTTATTTGGGTGGAAGTAGAATAGAACAAAATGAACCAGGTAATATGAAGTTCTCTGTTTATCAATCTTATTTGAATGAACTTGGTGTGGATATTATGATGGGTGATTACATAGGATATTATGAGACGGAAAGTAAAGTTAGGTATTATTCTGTTGCAGATGATGGAAGGGTGGTTTCGGATAATAAACACACCTATGGTGGATATAAACCTTTTTACAGGACCATTATTGCTACTCCTGTAAACATAAATGAATTTGATGGTAACTAATGGCATTTCCAAAACAAGTAAAACCAAGTATTGATTTAGTTCCACCAAAGATTCTTTCTGCAAGAAGGGAGGAATTATTGGAATACATCAACAAAGATGGGACTTATTTACCGAAGTCAGTATTGCACGCTGACTTAGACCAAGGTATGCTCGATTTTGTTAAGACAGAATTGGAAACAATAGTTTCGGGACAAAAAGTTCCTGTAGTTGACAAAATAATAACAACTCAGAACTGGTCACAGTTTACAGAAACTTGGAACTTCAAAGACCCTGACTTTAACGTGTTACCACCGTTTGTGACGGTTGTTAGGATACCTGAGGTAAAATATGGAACTAATCCTTCGACACAATATACAATTCCTGTAAGGAAACAATTTTATTATGCAACGGTCCCGACTTGGAATGGAAATATGAAAGGTTATGATGTTTATACTATTCCACAACCTGTACCTGTTGATATAAATTATCAGATAAAAATTATCTGTAATCGTATGAGGGAACTTAATACATTCAATAAAAATGTGTTACAAACTTTTGCTTCAAGACAAGCTTATACTTTTATCAAAGGGCAGTACGTACCAATTATCAATACGAATATCACCGACCAATCGGTTTTGGATTTGGAAAAAAGAAAATTCTACGTTCAAAGTTATGACTTTACTATGTTAGGTTATCTAATAGACGAGGAAGAATTCAAAGTTAAACCAGCCGTTAGTAGGGTTTTACAATTATATGAAGTAGACACCCAATTAGCTTCTAACAAATACAGAAAACCAACACCCCCAAATCCTGACCAATTTCCTTTTAATTTTTTATACACTTCAGGAAACACGTCCTTGAGTGATGTCATTGACTATAGAGTAGATTTGAATTTGGATTCAACACTTAATGTTGACACATTTGATGTTTATATCAATGGGAGTTTTTACGGTTCTGATTTGAATAAAATACAACTCAATACCTCAGATACAATTTTAATTGAAGTAACCAAAGATATTGTTGGTGAAGTTGCACAAGTAGATTTTACTGCAAAGTTAGTTTAATCTTCACCGTAGACATCTTTAATTTCTTTGCATTTTTCAAAAATAAGTTTTTCTAAAAACTTATGAATTTTAAGTCCGTGTTTATTACAGTGTTTTTTTAGTAATAAATGAGACTCTGTTGAAATCTTTATGTTCTTGATATTATTAAGGGGTTTTTCCATAAGGTAGAAAAAAGGCAGAAAAAAAGGCGCCTGTTTACAAATACATATTTAAAAGTCAAGTTTTTTGTATTTTATTCTAATATTTATCAAGAAATAAATAACATCAAGAAAATAATAACGAATGGCAACACAAGTTAATTCAAAGGTTTTTGTATCACCTGGAGTTTATACATCCGAAACAGATTTATCATTTGTAGCACAGAGCGTGGGTGTAACCACTTTGGGTGTTGTAGGTGAGACTTTAAAAGGTCCAGCTTTCGAACCAATTTTTATCACAAATTACGATGAGTTCCAAAGTTTCTTTGGGGGGACTGAACCTGTAAAATTTATAGGTACACAAATCCCAAAGTACGAAGCTGCTTACATCGCTAAATCTTATTTACAACAATCTAACCAACTTTTTGTAACAAGAGTTCTTGGTTTATCGGGTTATGACGCGGGTCCTTCTTGGTCTATCAGAGTTGTTGCCAATGTGGACGGCACCACAGTTGGTTTGAATGTTGGTGTGACTAATTGGTCGGCAACATTCACAGGTTCTTCAGTAGGTACTTCAATTTCGTTTACAAGTGCATTACCTGCTTTGGTAAATAATGATTTGAACATTCAATACACATTGAATGATGGTTCAACATCAACTTATTCTTCAGATTTCTTAACATTTATACAATCAATATCAGGTAACACATCACTTTCTGCTAGTACTGTAAACGTTTATGGTAGTGTATCCTCATCGGGTTACGCAAACTTAGACGGAACTTACACAACATTAAGTAATGTATTCGGTTGTGATAATTTAAATATTGATGATGCTGAGTTGACCGATGGTAATAATGACCCTTGGTATTACGCAACTTTCAACAACTATACAAACAATGATTACTCAGGATATTCTTGGAACTATGCAGTCACTAACTATATTACAGGTGCTTCGGGTACTTTTACAGGTACAGTTTCAGGAAGTGTTTACACACTCAGTGGAACCGCTTTTACTGACTATAATAATTTAGTAGTTGGAACTCTACGTTCGAGAGGTATTTCCATTTACGATTCAAATGACCACGGTATGAACTATCAAGTTACTGGATTGACTGATGTTGTTATGAACTGTTCGGGAGCGTACTCAGGTGTTACTCAATCACCATTCGCTCCATTCCAAATTAGTGGTGTAACTTATCAAGGTTCTGGTTTTACATTTGATTGCTCATTCCAATCTAACGACACTAACTACATTACAAAAGTATTAGGTCTTACAAATTTTGGTAAATCTAGATTTACAACACCTTTGTTTGTTGAGGAATCTTATCCAGGATTGTTAAATTATGGATACAATAAAGGTTACATTCGTGGTTTAAACTGTGATTTAGTAGCGTTACCTGAAGCGAGGGACACATCATCAACAACTTCTATAGCTTGGTATTTGGAAAAGTACCAAACTCCAAAAACTCCTTATGTTGTTTCTGAATTAAGAGGTAATCAAGTTTACAAACTTTTCAGATTTTTTTCAATTTCTGATGGAGATTCTGCTAATACTGAAATTAAAATTTCTATTCAAAATATTTCGTTTGGTAATATGACTTTCGATGTTTTGGTTAGAGATTTCTTTGATACAGATGCAAATCCTGTTGTTTACGAAAAATATACTAATTGTACTATGGACCCATTTTCTAACAGTTTTGTTGGTAAAAAGATTGGTTCTTCAAATGGTGAATTTCCTTTAAATTCAACATTCATTATGATTGAGATGGCTGATGAAGCACCCGTTGACGCACTTCCGTGTGGATTCTACGGATTGGAGTCACGTGTTTATGAAACCGCTACAAACCCTTCCCCTTTTCCAATAATTAAAAACAAATATTTTTTCCCAGGTGAAACTGTTTTTGACCCTCCGTTTGGTACAACTGCTGGTGGTTCAAATATAACAACTTCATCGGGTGATGTTGTAAGAAGAACTTATTTGGGAATGTCAAGTTCATTAGGT